CAGGTCTTCTGCTTACTAGTTTCATTGTATACTGACCTTGAGGATTCCTTCCTCCAGGCTTAAACTCATAACCTTTATCTCTAAGGTTAGCATTCAATGTGTTAATACTTCCTGGACCTCCAGACCATGCTTCAACTAATATATCTCTAAGCGTAGTATCTACTTCTTTAGGTGTTCCATCTCCACCTCCTCTTACTATATTAGGCATATCCTTCTGAACCTTCTCAGCTAACTGAATATCTACAGAAGAACGAACTCTTTCTTTAGCAGCTTTCTTTTGTTCGTCCGTTAGAACAGGCATAAATAATCCATTTCTGTCTTGTACTTTTCTTACTAGACTTAATTCTATTTCAGCAAGTTCTTCTTTAGTTGGTTCAGTATCTTTAACACCAGCATCAACTTTTAATTGTCTAAGACTGTTTATCTGCTGTTCTTTTTTAGCTTTATATTCTTGATCTGTTTTATAGTAGTAAGGAGTAATAACACCATTGTCAGCAAGCACACTTATCTGTGCTCTAGGATTATTATCAGGAGCAACAGTGTTTACAACATTCTCTACCATTATTTTATATGAGTCTTGTCGTTTTGCACTTTCAATATTTAACTCTCCTTCTTTTCCAAGATTCTGAAATATATTTTTCGTTTCCCAGTTCTTAACTATATCATTTACAGACTCATCAACATAAACTCTATTAGCAATAATGTTATCAGGAAGATTTACTGTCCTTACGTCATATATATTGCCTTTTATCTTACCATTATTTGGATCAGTATTAGCCATATATAAACGTCCATCATTATCCCATTGTGTTGCACTTTTACTTAAGTCAGACATCTGAGCAAGATCATCAAACATATCAATCTCAAAAGATGAAGCTTGTATCTTACCATTCTCATCTGGAGTCTGACGCTTAACTATTTCTAAATATCTATCATCGTATGTCTTAGCTGTCTGAGCAAGAATTCCCCAATACTCTTTCATATTGTTCATCTTGTTCTTGTAGTCAGTGGGAGATATAAGACCAGCTTTCAAATCATCATTCCATTTCTTAATCAATACTCTTCCCTGATCAGCGCCACGAAGAACAGCTTGATTAAATGTCTGATTCTTTCCTGGCTGCCAGGCATTAAGCATAGCTTGATTATCAGCAGCTATCTTATCAAGCTCCTCACGTTTCTTCTGACGTTCCTCACCTATCTGGTATACCTTTCCAGCTAAGTCTTCAGAAAGCTCAGCCCAGTTAATTGCCTGTGTAGGTACAAATCCTGCGTATTCTATTGCCATGGTTTAAAAATATCTAAAATCTAAAAGATGATAAGTACTTCATTTGTTCAGGTGTTAACCCAGATTGTTGCATTTGAGGATTTGACTCAACTGTTCCTCTATTCTGCGTTAACCCACCTAATTGAGAAGCTGTTCCTGCTGTCATAGCAGCAGCTTTATTTTGCTGATACAATGGAACTGCTTCACCTGCATATCCTACTGCTGATCCTAATCCTTGAACTGCACCACTAATACCTGCATATATATTTTCTTGAGCCTGAGCCGCTGCTCCTTGAGCACCTTGCAATTGAGCATAAGTAAATTCTCTTTCGCCTAAAGTATTACGCATATTAGCTCCTTGCTGTGCTTCAGCTTTAGCCATCGCAAGTCCCATCTGTGCTTCGTTAGCCTGAGATGCCAATTGAAGCTGCTGCTCAGAACCTACTTGCATCATTCCAGGAAGCGCACCGATAACTGCCTCTGCCCCTGCTCCTTGTACAGACTGTACGCCTGACATCATTGCACGATCTGCTGATTGCTGTGCTAGTTCAAAACCTAGAGTAGGCATTTCAATATCTTTGAATGCGTTCTCTTCCTTAATATTTTTCATTCGATTAGCCGCAGCTGTTGCTGCTGATTGAGCTTTTTTCTTATCTTTATTAGCTTGTACCGCTTGATTGACGCTTAGTCCAACACCAGCTAAGGCTACCCCTGCTGATATTACTGCTGTTGCTGCTGCCATTTCTTTCTGTTTAAAAATAAAACCTGAATAAGTCTAGACGACTTACCAACCCCAAAGTTACTGAAAATATTTCGACTGTGTAACAGCTCTGAATCAAAAATGATCATCCTATTGAAATCAGAGAAAAACCTAACCTTCAGGCTTTTGTCATCGTTGTATACCGTAGTTCCATCATTGGGAATATTTTCACTGCTTAAGTACAGTATCGCAGTCAGGTCACCCATCATCTCATCGCTATGTATGAAGTTAGGTTCTAGCTGTCCTTCAGGTGATATACGCACAAAGTTATGTGCTACCTCGTACTCGTTACGAAGGAACCAAAGAAGCCTCTTCTGTACCTCGTCATCTAGGCGTGGCTGTATTCCTTTGAATACACCTACCTCTGTATCTACATCGTAGAACTCTTTACTGAATATGTCTTCAAGATGCTTCTCTGGGTTATCCAAGAAATCATCTATTACATTGAACTGTCTTAGCTTCATAGTAACTTTATCATCTCTTGGCATCCGCTGCTGCCTAACTGATATCCACATGCTTCATACCTATCTATCAGAGGCTTGCTCTTAAGCGATGTGTATGCAAACTTATATCCTTTGTCCTTTGCTATGTCTGTAAGCGTATATATAAGAGTATCTAACGCAATTACTCTACTGTCTCTATCCTTGAACTCTGGATTAGATACGATGTACTCGATCCACACGGTCTTAGAGTTAGTGAAGTATATAAACCCAGCACATACATCAACCTTATCTATAGATACAATTAAACCTCCAGCCCCATCTTGTGGGAGCATATCCTTAGCAGGAGGTGTCCACCTCCAACCTTTCCACCATCCAACTAGTATATTGTCGTAGTCTTCTGGCTGTAAGAATCTAATGTCTATCATGGGAAACTCTTAAACGCTGATGTCTCTACATCGAATAGTTCAACCTCTCCAAATGAGTTATTTATAAGTTGAACCTCCATGTAATATCCACGAATACCGTAAGACTCAGCTACGTTATTCTTAACTATAAATATCATATCCCCAACCGCAGGTGGTGGTGGTGAAGTAGATGGGTCAGGTATGTAATCCATTGCGTCTCCTGAGAAAGAAGATATATAACCTAAGTAAGTCATTGTATTACTTAAGGTATTAAACTTATATACTCTATCTCCAACACTTACATTTGAAGGTATATTGAATGGAAAGAATATTGTAGGGCCAGCAGGATTTACAAAGTTTGTTCTTCCAATGCCTTGCGTAGATATTGAGTTAGGATCTATTATTGATACAGAGTTGTTACGTATGTATGCAAACCATCCTCCTTCTTTTAAATCGTAGTAGCTCTCAAGAACAGATGCGTACCCAAGGTCTGTAGTTATGTTAGCCTCCCAAGTATCTGTAGATTCAAGAGCTATAGTCTTGAACATCTTATTTGTTGTAGGATCTTGGTTAAATATAGTTGTTATTGTAGAGTTGTAGTGATAGTACTGATTACCTGGAAGATCGAAGTTACGATAAAAATCATTCCTATACAAAGCAGCTGATGAGTCATGCTCATAAAGATTACCATTCTTCCACGTATAAAAAGTGCTGTTTAATCCCAACATCCAGTCTGGGTAAAAGCTCCAGAATGAAGTCCATCCCTTAGATCGTGGTGAATATGTTACTGTAATCTCTCCTGCCATACAGCAAAGATAGCAAATTTAGACCAAACAGCTACTTACAGACTTCATAAAGTTGTAGTAGTTGTAAGAACACCTGCTGTCACTTATGTCTAAGTCAACGTTAAAAGGGTAGCTATCTATGTAGTCAGCTTTAAAGAACATACCCTGATTTGCGTCTGGCACTCCTGCGTTATGGAAGAACGACAGTTCGTACCACCTCTCTATTGAACATGTAGCCCAGCAGAAGTCAAACTCTTTAGGCACAACAACCTGATGACCTAGCTTCCATCCTACCCACAGCTCTGCCCACATGGACGCAGTCCACACCTGTATACCGTATGGATCACCTTCTTGTTTTAGATGACTAACTGAGTTAAGGTACTTATAAAGTTCGTTAGATGTCTTGTATACTTGTCGCCAGTAGTCTCCATCTATATTCTTCATAAGCTTCTGAGCACCACCACTGTTAGCTTGGTTTGCTTCAACTATAAATCTATCTATATCTACAACAGCACACATGCCTTCAAGTATCTCGTGACTCTTACTCTTAATGTAGTCAGCACCTATGTAGCTCACAGTATCACTGAAGTACCACCTGTCGTCTTGTAAGAATGGTGTGAAGTCGAAGTACTTAGTAAATAAGAAGTCGCAGTCGTGGAAGAATATAGCGTCATCCTTTAAGTACGGATGCTCGTCAAAGTGCTTCGCTAGTATATACGCCTGAACAGATGGAGGATAAAAGTCCTCCTCCCTATCGTCCTCGTAGAAGAAGAACCTTACGTATGGAAACTTAGCCTGCACCTTGCGCCATGACTCAGGTATATCACCGTAGTATCCTGCAACCACATCGATATAGTTGCCGTTGTACCCCAACTCTAAGAAGTTGTGAAGGTATACCTCAACCTGCCACGCATAGTAATCGTTAGCAGGTTGAGCTGATAATAGTCTTAGCATATAATTGAATTTCCAGTCCAATCGTTTCCGTCCCACTCGTAGGCTACTGACCCAGTAACTAACATGTACCAAGCTGCTGGAACTAGTACGTATATAGAACCAGTCCACTCGTACAGCTTGTTACCTATCGTACCTAACGGCCCGTCTGCGTAACGCTGTATGATAATACCGCTACATACATTCTCCTCTGTTTCCTTCCTTACAAATACAGCAGTAAGTGGAGGAAGTGATGTTGTTGTAGTAGTTGATGTAGATGTTGTTGACGTACTTGTAGTCGTAGTAGTTGACGTGGTTGTTGTGGTTGTAGTAATCCCTGTACAGTCAGAACACTTCTCGTATGTGAAAAGTATATAGGCTAACGGAGTAGTTGGCATCTTTGTGTTAGCTAGTTTATAACAGTTACCATCGTCAGCCTTAACAATTGTGTCGTTAGGTAAAACTGAAAATGATATCTGTGCTAACGTAACTATTGCCCCACCTGAACATAGCCTAGCGTCGTAGTACTGAGTAGGTATAGTCGTTGTAGTCGTAGTAGTCGTAACTCCTGCGCATGCTATAACATTCAATACCTGTCCTGTTGACGCAATTTGTATAGAATAATCTGCACCATCGTAGAAATAGTACCAGCTTGATCCACCATTAAAAGGTGAAGCTCCTAACGAGTCAGAGTAAACAAAGTTTCCTACAACTGGGTATGCGCCTCCTCCGTTATGATACAGCGTAAGGTTAAGCGGAAGATTGTTCATACATGCATTAAAGCTGCTAGCGTATGGATCGCTTGTGATCATAAACGAAGTAAGCACTGGCGCTGTAGTCGTTGTAGTAGTCGTCGTTGTAGTCGTAATACCTAGACAAGATGTACAGTCTACGAATGGACCTTCTGTGTGATCTATTATTATATAAGGATAAGATGGAGTAGTTGTGTTAACTATCTCCCAACAGTTTCCATCTATAGTCTTAACGATATCTCCAACTATAAACCCAGTAGAAGTTGTATCAACTAATATACCTATAACTAATCCGTCAGGACAAAGCGTAGCTTCGAACCAATCTCCTGTAGGAAGGGTAGTCGTTGTAGTCGTTGTGGTTGTTGATGTAGTTGTAGTAGTAACAGTAGGACATTCGTTCTTGTCGCACACGTTACCAGTCTCACATACCTTAATAGAGTATGTTGAGTGGTCTATCTTGTACCATACACCTCCACCCATGAACTTCTCTTGGGCCTTGTAGTCAATGTAAATTGTATCATTTACTGTAGGTACTCTTCCGTTACCGTTGTGGTAAAGAAGTGTATACACTGGGTCTACAACGCAAGCTGCGTCACCAGTGTCACCTATGTTCTCAACGTCAATAGCGAAAGGTGTTAGTCTTATGCCTGTGTCAACATTGATAGATAAATTACTTTGTAAACTAATGCCTACACAATTACCTGCCTCTACAATTATATCGTATTTACATGCTTCATTAGCTGTGCCTGACAGAATTCCTGATGTTACATCAAACGAAAGACCTTCAGGAAGTAGGTAAGACTGACATGCATTAGTTTCTGTAGATGTACCATCACCACTAATCAGATTCATAGTTCCAGTCTGCCCACAAACTGTAGTGTTTCCATTTATGTTTAACGTCACATTCACAGTGTTTCCATCACAGTCTGTATACTGGAATAATGAACCTCTAGTGCCTCCAGTTAATTCAAAAGTTGCACAGTTAGATATTAGTTTCCAAGACGTAGGGTTATTTGTTGCTGCAAATGATATGTTTACTGCGTTACCCTGAGTTATGTATATATCGTCTTGGAAGATAAAAGGAACGGTGTACTCTAAGCAGTCACATCCACCAGACGAAGTGACAACTCCTTCAGTACTAACACCTACATAAACACCACCTGATGATGGCGAAACCATAAGTGGTGTGGTGCTCATTAAGTGAAGAGCATTATTACCATTATAAACTGTTGATCCTGCTGCCTCACTGTAGATAGTGTTGTTATTATCTGGAAGCGCATTAATGCCATCGTGCCAGTACTGCGTTGCAGGAACTTGTGTACATACGTTAGATACATCTCCGTCTGTAGGATCTAGATAAAAAGTTGTAAGTGATGGATTAACCTTAGTAAGTGTCCATGAAGAAGATACCAATGGAGAGTATGCGTACACGTACCCTTTATCTATAGCTGAAGAGAACTTACTGAAGTCCATACTTCCAACACCATTATCAACCAATCCATCGTATGGTGATACGAGTTTAATGTCATCTGGGTCAATACCTAATGCAATAAGCGCATTGTAGTTTGCAGATGAGTTAAGACCTACGTACCCAGTGTCTGCAACTACAGCATTATTGTAAGCCAATATAAACCTAGTTGGAGCACCAGTAATATTATACTGAACAGAAGCTCTTCCTACATCAAATCCAAAATCAGACTCTATATATCTAGTCGTTTGATCCCCTACATAAGATACTACGCCTCCAGTCATAGTGTCTGTATAGTCCCATATAAGGTATAAGTTTTCGAAGTTGTTTGGGTTGCTAAACACAAACGTTCCCTCATACCTACCTCCAACTAAAGTTACAGGTACTTGTGTAGCTAACGAAATAATAATATCTCTGTCCTTGTCAGTGTAATTCTCATTAGTAACTAGGTAGTATACTTTGTTATTTAATGTAGGCTGTAGATCCCTAACTTCTGTACTAGTTCCAATGATACCAGTCTTAACAGTTACTGTAGACCCATTATATGGCATGTAGTCTATACCTCCAATACCAGTAGCCACATCGAAAAGAGCTACCTGATTTTCATTAAGTACTACATTATCAAATTCATAATTTAAACTACCTGTATAACTAAATCCTTGATCTGTTCTCATTTCTTATTTAAATTTTCCTGGAACTGGTTTAATAGGATTATTAATAACAACGCTTATTACGTTTCCAACTTTACCAACTCCTTGCGTAAGTATAAACTCAAGAGTCTTGCCTCCACAGTATGTAACCACAAATTTAACACTTCTATTTGAACCTGTGTTGTTTACACTTATAATTGAAGTGATAGGAGTAGTTCCAAATCCAAACGTCTGGTAGTTAGAAACCCAGTTAGTACCTGATCCTAAGCTAACTACAGATATAGTCCAAGAAACATCTCCTATGATTGTGAACAGAGAGTTAGCAAGGTTAGATGTATTAGATGGTACATTTTTAGAATACCTATTAAGCCTAACGTTACAGTTAAGAATTGTTGTATCGTTATTAGCTAACACATAAGCTTGGTTATGAGGATCGTAACATCCTAACTTCTGTGTGTTAGGGTAGTCACGCATAAGCTCTATAAAGTAGTCCTGCATACCAGTGTTAGATATCTCATCCATCTGGTTGCCATAAAGACCCATAACAACACCTCTCCTTACATCTGTGAAGTATATATCTGTACCCCACACTGCAAATGATTCAGGGTTTAAGCTGATACCATACTCACCAGGGAATGCAATCTGTGTACCTAATACCTCTGGCACAGAGACTACTGAACCCCCACCAACTGAGTCAGATAGCAAGTTCTTTCCGTAAAGAACTGAACTTACTTTATTCTCTTGGAATACTAACAAGTCAGTATCTCTTGCGTGAAGCTTCTGAATAGATCCAAACTCGCTATCTAGGTACTTGAAGTTTGCTTTAGATAAGTTAAACTCATTAAGTGCGTTAAAGTCAGTATTCTCACCATACACACCACTATAGGATATAGCGTTTCTACTTACCTTCTGCTGATACTCATCAATAATAGTAGTAACCCTTGGGCTGTACTGTAAAGTAGCAGCAGCGTAGTCATCACGTATCCTAAACGTCTCTAGCGCATTAGTATAACTCCATGCGTTAAAGTCAGAGTTTACTGTACTATTAGGATTGTTTATTTTAATAACCGCACCACTATTTGTAGATGTCTGATCTTGCTCAATTAAATCATATGCAACTGATCCAGGGCTTAATGGTCCTGCTACAAAACCTAAATCGATAACAATGTTGTACGGATTTGGAACAAAAAGTATTTCGTACATACCTGAGAACCAACCACCATCTATATATACAGTCTCTCCTGCAACATAGTTATGCATCTCATCTGTAGATGTTGGAGTTGCGGATGGGTTTACTTGACCTAAGTTTGTTTTACCTGCATGTGGACCAGTTGATACAAAAGTTGAGTCCTTATATTTCCAACGAACCCTATGCTTACCATTCTCTATCTTGAATGTTCTTGATAATTCATGAAACACATCTATATCTACATCTTTAGGTGTTGTCTCAGCTATAATCTGATTGCTTATTCTTCTGATAGTCATATTACCAGTAAGAACATTAGCTTGCGGAGGATTTCCAACACCTGCATCATTATGTCCATAACCCATTATTATCATAAATACAGGTCTACTTAACTGGTTATTTATTCCTTGCGAAAAAAGATCAGCTGGTTGTATTTGACTAAATGATGGAGCACTTGTTCCACTGGATTCCAATGTTGGACCATTTCCTCTTCTAAATGATACAGCTTGTTTATCTTTAGAATTACCATTTATATCTATAGCTTGAAAATTTAAATATTCACCACTTTCAACAAACCACTCTTCTATATTTTCATATGTAGCTGGACTTGGCGGAAATACTTGTAGAGTTGTGTATGCTGAAGGATTATATAAATCTTGAGTTACTTCTATAGAAATAATATCACCTTCATTTATTGTTTGTAGATTAGCATTACTCTCACCTAATACAAGATATCCACCTACGTTATTAGACCATAGAACATTTGATGAACTATTAGAAGCAGATGGCCCTAATATACCCTTTCCTCCAAAATAATTATCAATAAAAAATCCTTCTTGAGACCTAACATTTATTTTCCATATATCACCAACGGTAGGAGTATAATTCCATTTTATCTGACATAAAGGAATACCTCCATTATATAGTATTTGATTTAAAAGAGTTATATTCAATACTGTACCTCCTGCCCCAGTTAAATCTGTACTATATCTAAATTGGTTATTTCCTATAGCCTCTACAGTTATTCTGTAATCCTTATCAACTACACCTGCTACGGGAGGGATATTGTTATTAGTTACAGACAATGCTCCTGACGATCCATTACCATAATGAATAGGATTTTCAATATATTCATATATATTCAACGGGTTAACAGGATATGGTATTACTCCAGGATTGCTAGAACCTGGGCCTCCAAATACATTTGCACTTGCGTTGTCTGTTCCTGTGGAAGTAAAATATGCAGTAGTTATACCAGTAAGTAAATCTAATTCATTTGGTGAGTCTACCTTTATTTTAATATAAAGACCAGGAAAAGCTCCTGTAACAAAACCAGATGCTTTATCTTTTATCTCAAGTATTTTATATTTCTTGTTGAAAAATGTTGGTCCAGCTGGAGTTGATTTAAAAATCAAATAATCTCCAGTACTTACTTTTTCTCTATCTGATTCGTTAATCATAAAGTACCTATAACTGCCACTAACCCTAGCGTCAATAGGAAATATGTTATAGTACTGATCTCTAGATTGTTTAATTATAACTCTATAGTTTGTAGCCCAAGAAGGAGGGTTATTACTAATCCTAAGCTTTAAACTATTCCCTTTGTCTGACTGAGTTGGAGGTATGTATGTAGTGTTTCCTTGAGATGTAAGCGCAGTAGTAGACCTACCATACTTATCCAAGTAAATAAGTCCAAGCTCGTAGTCTCTATCTGATCTAAATGTCTGAGTAGGCGTATTGCCTGATCCGTCAATAGAAACATACTTAACATCTAATTTTACAGGAAAGTCTATATCGTAGAACTGTGTGTAGTTACCGTACATAATACGGTTACCAACATAGTCCTGTGCTTTTGCAAGTAATGGTACATTATCAAAAAGCCTTGTCACTTGACCTTCAGGAAGAAGTGTGTAAGTCTTATTATTATTAAATGTAAAACTATAAAATACATCATTAGATAAAGCAAGTTCTTGTTTATCTATTGTCTCAACAATTAAACAGTTTATACTTCTTGCGTCGCGCATTATGACTTGAACTTCTTTAACAAATTGATTTCCAGTAAATACTGTAATTCCAACTTCGTTAAATCTATTCACCATAGATTTATTGTTACCAGCCCTAAAATCTAACTGATAGTCTTTAGGCCTGAATGCAACTGCTGAGAAAGGTGACAACGCACTGTATTGATCATCAACGTACTTATACCTATAAGAGAAGTATAAGAACTTCTCCTCCATGTTGTTGGACTGAGTACTTGTATTATTAACTAATGATATCTTTGGTGCGTTTAATGGTGGAGCTAGAATAACATTTATATCCTCATCAATACGAGGGTCATCTATAGAGTACCCAGAAGTACCAAGTGAGTTACTCTTTACACGAGCGATATTAATACGTCTAGGTGGATTAAGATTGTCAGTCCAGTAAAGGAATCCATCGATAAAGTTAACACCTGTAATAAGGTATTCCTTATTGAAGTTAAGCTTGCTTACGGTTGATGGTGTAAGCTTGTTAGACTGCAATACACGTACAGTTGTACCTATTGTCGTGTCGTACTCATATATCCCATCAAACTTATCTGAAGTAACGAACCAGTAAATAAATCCATCTCTCTCGTTAGCTACAGCACCAATCGTCTTAGCGTCAGCAGCTAAAGGATAAGGAAATCCAGCAACGTTCCAAACATTAGAAACTAAAAGGTTACCCTTCTTGTTCTTTACAGCACCGATATTACCACCGTCAGCAGTGTCTATATCAACGTTAAGTGCATCACGGTACACACCATCAGGTACAAGCCTCTCATCGAGGTCTTTGTTCATTATACCTGCTAGAAAACTATTCTTTAATTCTGGCATTTTTACTTAAGTTGTTGTGCTCTACCTCTCATTGTCATAATGAGTCTAGATGGGTGAAGGTTGCTTAGTCGAAGTTTAGCGTTCCTAAACTCAGCCTGCTTCTCATCACGAGCCATCTTACGCTCATACATAGGGATGCCATACTTAGCGTTAAGTAGACACCACTTTATATATCTGTAAACGAATTCCTCTGCAAACTTATGTACGTTAACTTCTGCGTCGTTACCGTTCGCCATACCGTCAGATATGTACTCAAGAACGATACGATGTCCTGAGACACCTGAAGAGAAGTCGATAACTCCGTTATTCACCCTGAAAGATGGGCCTGCATGTAATCTAGATGGATCAACTAACCACTTAGCGCCTACCTCGTAACCGAAGTACCATGATCCATCAACACACCAACCATAGCATCCGTTGTACATGCCTGGACCATCGTACAACTTAGCCTCAAGTCTATCAATATCAAGCTGTGAGTCACCTATAAGTATCTCTCCGTTCTGATCGAAAAGGATATTATAGTTGTTGTCCTGAAGGTAACCCTTCGCAGTGTTTACCTGCTTGTTCTCATACAGCGGACGTAGTACGCCATTAACAAGTATAGATATACGAACGTAGTTAACGTAGTCTGAAGGAAGGATAAACTTAAGGTTGTCACCTACCTCCATCTCAATACTCTTAATAGACCTAAGAGCATCGAAGTTCAGCTGCTTAATTGCTTGCTTTGCATGAAACAATACCTCGTAACGTTTCACGTTACTAATCAGCTTATCATTTCCGACATACATCAACATGAAGTTGTTGACTATATCAGCAAGTGTAGTGTACTGGTAAGAACCCCAGTTCTGATCCTCTGGGATGTTACCGTTATTTGTGTAGTACTGATATGGTGTTATGTATGCCATCTATTAAATCTTTTGTGCGTTTTGTCCTTCCTCTGCTTTCGCTGCGCTTGTTATCTCAGTCTCACGGATAGATAGACCTGCGTACTGAAGTATCTTGATAACTAAGTCTGTCTCATAGCTAAGAGGCAACTCAAAGTCTTGGTAGTCAAGCTGAGTCGGATCAAATATTGGTGTACCAGAAATGATAGTGTTATAAGTCCACTTAGGGTCTCTTGGATACCTAACATACTGAGCTGTAACAAGACCTGTCTGAGCGATGCTGTCTGGATACACAGTGATAGTTGAGTTTAGAGTAGAAGTCAAAGTTCCTTCTTGTGTATATGCTGGATAAGAAACCGTAGGTGTTGTCAGATTAGAGCTTAGTAGGTTATATATCTTATTGTATGGAACCTTCTCAATCTCTACTGTACCATTGTAAATAACAGTGTTCAGTACATAAGCATCGTCAGGAACGTTATACTTCCCAGTAATACCATTATAAGTTAATATGTCATAATCAGAAAACGTATCAATAGCCTCCTCTATCTGTTTAGGAATATCAGTATATCCACTGTTATGCATGTGAGCGTTCTGCTTGTTAACAGAGTTGCTGTACGTGTAGAACATACCCTCGAAGATCTCAAGCTGCGCCTGCTTCGCAAACAAGTTAAACTCAAATGGGGTTATATATCCACGGTTATCCTTACTGATGATAGATAACACTGTGCTTCTTACGCTGTCAATCATAGTGCAAATATAATAAAAAAGGCACTAATAAATAGTGCCTTCTTTATGTGTCAATTACAAAGTGTTAATTACAACAAACTATGCAGGAAGAGCATTACTAATTTCAGTAAATTCTAAATTTATAGAAACTGTTACTGGAGCAACATTCGTCCAAGATGTTTGAAGTGCTGCTTTGATTGCATCTTGAATAGCATTCATTACAATGTATGATGAATCAGCCTCGTGTGTAAGCACGACAGTACCTCCATTAACATAATAAATAACTGTTTGAGTAGCACCTATGCCATCTTCATAAATAAACATAACATTTGTTGCAGAAACCATTTGATTTCCATGTACAGCAACTGGGATATAGATAAACTTTTCCATTTTGTAAAAAATTAATGGGTTAATAAAGTACAAAGATAAGTAAAAAAAGGCAGACGCTTAGCGACTACCTTTTTCTTTACCTAAACAACTATGTGAATACTTTATGCTGTGCAAATATATTAATTTTCAGAGAACTCTTTCTCTAAAAACTTATAAAATTCAATTCCTTCGTTAGATTTTAACCAAGTCATGAACACATCTTCTTTTCGTTCACCAAAAGGAACTGTAAGAATCTTCTTCTTGTTGTTACTTAAGTTATAGTGTATATCCTTTCCAGCCCTAAATGTGATGTACCCTTCTTTAAATGCTCTTGACGAAAAGTCATTTACACTAATATCTGGATCATCAATAGCATCTAAGAAGTCCTGTGGATAGTTTTTAGCAAATAATAAGATATCGTGCTTAATCTCAGATGATGTCATGTTATCTGAATTTAATCCTAAATGTATGCGAGCAATTGCTTTCATAACTTCTAGATCTAGACCTCTTGCAGCAATTAATGCATCAACCTCAAGATTCAAATCTTTAACTCTATCCTCGGCTATCTTCTGTGGATCAAATTCATAGAATAATGTACCTCCATTGGCAATATTATCAGGATGAATATCCATAAAATTTTGAAGTAATGGATTTTTTTTAGGTACAGTAATTTTACCATCCTCCATTACAATTGGCTCAAGTATAGCAGTTCCATCCTGCTCATCCTCAAAAATTGATCGTTGATTTTTTGAATAACGAAGTGCTCGGTTAATCCCTTTTTCTTCGTCAAAGTGAAGCAACTGTCGTCGCTTATTGCTTCTTGATTGAATAAAGAAGCTTACTGGTGTCTTTGATTGTTTAAGGATATATATCTTATCCTTAGAGGTTCTCTCTTGTGTTTTCATTATACTTAATTTAAATTTAAAAATAAAAAAAAAGAGAGGGAGTATCTCATCCCTCTCTTAAGTGTATTAGTCTTTGAACAATACGAAGTTGTTTGCTCCAAGAGTACAAAGTGCACGCTCAGACAAGAAGTTTACTTGCATTGCATCCAAGTCGCTAGTAGCAGCTCCACCAGCAGAACCTGTAACCCAAGTTTTCATCTTACGGTTCTCAGCTTCACTTGCACGGTAACGAACGTGTAGGAATGGTCTCTTAGCGTTTTTACCTAATACTTGGTCATATACTGACATAGTACCAGCAGGGATAAGAACACCATTTACAGCACCACCTACGATACCTCCACGAAGAGCAGCATCGTTCAAGTACTTCCAGTCAGACTTGTAGAAGTCATAACCACGACGGAAAGAAGTGAATCCTAAGTTAAGAGCCATATCTTTATCGTTGTCAAATAGACCGTAAGAAGTACCACCAACTCCGTAAGAGTTTTGTGCAGCTAACATATCGTCGATGTCGAAAGAGAACTCACGGTTAACGAACAATACGTTCTCAGCGATAGCACCTTGCTTGTCAAGACGAGAAACGATATCATCGAATTCACCTAATGTTCCTGGATTACCTCCTGACCATACGTTGCCACGAGTTTCGATAGCATCGAATAAACCTTGAGATCCAGAATTAGTTCCCAAGTCAGATCCAGCAACACCAGAAGAACCTTCAGTTGGTACATGCTCGATCATCATCATTTCAAGGTAATCTTCGAAACGTAGACGAGTCTCATGCTCAGCCTTAACATACCAAAGGTATCCTGTAGCACCATTCTCAGTAGTTACTTCAACCCATCCGATTTGAGCCATATCTGATCCAGATACTTCAAACTTATCTTTAATGATAACAGGCTTAACCTCAAAGATATCATCTACTGGGTCAAGTGATCCCTCCATTCCAAAAGATCCTTTTTGAAATTCAGAACCATACACAAATGCAGTAATACCAGTAGAAGCAGCAAATCCAGTTGGTTGACCAGCATTTAAATAATACTTAACAGTAAACTCACCTGCACCACCAACACCAACAGTATCAATATATGCCTTAGCAGATACGTTTAATGTGTTGTCAGATAAGAATACAGTCTGTCCTACTCGGAAGTTACAAGATCCACCACCTACAACAAATGTTGTACTTGGATCTCCATCAGTTCCTGCATCAACTGTAACATCAGTATACTTAGTATGTAGACGACCTTGTTCTGCCCACTTGATCAAGTCAGATGCAGAAGGAATTTCTGCACTTACGTTACGCAAGAAAGAAGCGATTGAACGGTTACCGTAACGCTCGAATTCAGCTTCGTAAGTGTCAGGAAGATATTGATTCAAGAAATTGAAATCAGAACTTCCTAAATAATTAGTAGGTAAAGTAGTCTTTACCGAGCTAGGGGTTAAACTTACCCCTGGTGTTGTTAATAATGAACCAGCCATTTTGTTTTAGTTTTAACGTTTTTTAATCCTTAATCTACCATCGTAGCCCTCCTCAATTACTCTGATCTGTAGACCCTCTTTCGGTGTTGCAGGGGCAGACTTTCGAACCATGTTAATGTTCTTAGACTCCTTCTCAAACTCCGTTACAGCATCAGATTTTCCTTTTTCATAGAAAAACTTAGCTGTCTTGTCAGGGTCCATAGCCATTGCAATTGCTTTATGGAATCCTTCAGCGTCTTTGATATATCCACTGTCATCTAAAAACTTACTAATGAAGTTATTTAGATTTGACTGTCTGGACTTAATCTCCTCAGCTTCTCCTGGCTTGTAGACAACTTTTGTGTTCTCATCTAAATTAAATCCGAAACCTTCGAACTTTGAGAACAACTCCTCTGTCTTTTGCTGGAAGAATTGAGACTTCTTCTGATTCTCCTCCATTAAAGCAGACTCGGACTGCTTATATGCTTTGTAAGACTCGTAAGCATCTTTATCCTCTTGCGGAACAAAGCTTTCTCTTGACTCAAGAGGAACCTTGTACTGTTCCTTAAGACTGTTAAAGTACTCCTTCGCCTTCTTCAGCTCTTGTTTTTTCTGTAGCTTCTTCTGTTTGATTTCTTTGTCGTCATCAAGATCCTCGTCGTACTCGTACATACTCATCTTGTACTCGATGTCTTCATCGTCATCACCGTTCTCACGGTAGAAGTCAGCTAACAGTCGGTCAGGGTTTTCGGAATCTAAATCTCTGTTGATCTTTAGAAAGTCCTCTAGTCCTCGACCTGTTTCTTTTTTATATTTACGGAAGGCAGCAACGTCCTCTTCTAATTCTTCTTGAACAACTCGCTCTTGAAATAAATCATCGATAGAGTTAACTTCCTTTCCGTATTTTGTTCTGATGTGGTTTACAACCACTTCGTCGTCAATATTATATGCAGCTGTGTTCTCTTCTTGGCTAAGATCTATCTGTGGATTTTCATCTACTGATGTCTCGCTAGTCTGTTCAGCTACCTCTTTTTCATGCTGCTCTACTAACTGAGTTTCTAACTCAACTAGTGACTTTTCTTCAAAGTCAACAGCTCGTACTTTAAATTCCCCTTCCATTATATTAGATTTTAATTGATTACAAAATTAGTTAATTTTTTAATATAGACTTTTAAGTCTTTTAATGATGCTTGGCATCTTAGGATTTGGTGCTTTTGGAACCCTAACTTTAGGAACCTTTGGCGACTTCGGTTTTGGTACTTTTATACTTTTCATGATCCTTTAATCCATTTCTTACTTGGTGATGCAGTCTTGCTTGGACTCCACTTAATTTTATTTGACCAGTACGCCGCTGACATCTTACCTTTTGATATATTCTTAGCGTGTCTGCTTTTAAAAGCCTCTCGCTGACCAGCAGTCTGATTAGTCTTTACGTTCTGCTGACCGAAACGTATCGTCTTAACTTGATCTCCTTCTTTAGCCACAACAATGTGTGACTTAGTCGGATGACTAGGAGTTCTTTTAGGCTTGTTAAATCCTTGTACTCCAGCTCGTTCTAGTCTTGAGTCTTTCATTTCTTCTTAGCTGTTTTTGCTGACTTCTTAAACGCACTAGCTGTAGGAGCACCTTTAGTGCCTGGCTTACGCATAGTCTCACCTGAACCCTGCTCAATACGCTTTCTTTTAGCGTGAATGTTTGCATACAATCCTTTTGCCATAACTTATTTATTATCGTAAAACATTAAGTAAGAGTCCTCTGTACTCCACTTCTCAAATCCTTCACAATTGAAGTATGTGTCATTCACCAAGTAGTCTGGCTTCTCAGGGAATGGCTTAGTAACAAACGACGGCTCAGACCATTTAACTCTGTTATTAGGCTGTAGTGCTATCTGACCGTTGTCAAGTAATATAATATGGTGTGACTTATGCTCTAGCGGATCTTCAGCTAAAGTAATGTCTGTATTTATGTCGTTAGACCCCCAGTTAATTGTAGCGTAGTAACTACCCTTGTACCAATTCCTATCTTTCATGTACACCTCAACAGGAGTATCATACACATAAGAAAGTTGAGTGATTGTGAATCTATAAGAGAAACAGTTCCATATCTGTAGGACGTGGAACGGTAGGTCTATTTCAGGTAATTTAGGCTCAGTCAACAACGCATGACTTGGTAACTTGTCACGCATAACTCCATTATCTAAAAGTACCTGAAACAATGCTGCTTGTCCAGGCATACACCTAACAGATATTACAACGCCTTCAGTAAACTCTCCGAATCCTTTTTTAAATTGGTACATGTACTCGTTCCTAACGAATACTTTTAAAGGAAAGAAGTTATGCTCTATATAAGCCATTACAATTTTTTACGCTTGTCCTTTACTCTTTTTGTAATAGGAATAGAAACTGATAAATTAATATCTGTCTCAGGTAAATATCCAGTCCCTGCACTCTGACTAACATCTAAAGTTACAGGACCTTTGCTTACTGATACACCATAGTTAACATCAAATCCAGACTTTCCAGCAGTACCAGATAAGTAAGGATTTATTTTTGCTTTATTCTTTCTCATTTTATCTAGGTTCAAATGATTCCATATCAAAGTCGCCAAGTGAGTCTTCTGTGCTCTCGAACTTAACTGGAGGAAGATTGTTCTTACGCTGATTAATAAGCTCTGACTGACGTTCTGCCTGTAGATCCACACGCTTGTCCTTAGCCTTTTCCTTCTCCTTCTCACGCTTCATTAATCCATCAGTCTCAATGCCTTTAAGCTGCATGTTGTACTCGAACTCAAGAGCCATAAGCTCTTTCTTCTTGTCAACCTCAAACTGCATTCTTTGCATATCTAGCTGCGCTTCGTTCTGCTTAATAGCAATCTTAGACTGAGCCTCAATCTGAGCAGTCTGCTGTTTCTGAGCTGCGGCTGCTTCTTGTGACTGCATGTTGATCTGCATCTGCATCTGCTGCTGCATATCTTCACGCTCCTGCTGTTTCTGAACCTTGCGTCTGCGCTTAACCTTAAGCATCTCGTTAGCAAGCTTCAAGTTCTTAATCATTCGAATATCTATAGCGTCCTCAAGATCAATCTGATCTCTACCTAATGACACCTGGATGTTTGCCTCAAGCTGTTGTTTTTCTTCAGCATCTGGTGCGACATCTATAAATATTCCAAAGGAGTGAAGGTATAGGTTCTTAATATCATCTAGAATAGCAAGGTTATACTTACCAATCTGCATCGCGAACTCATCCTTAAAGTCAGCGTACTGTAAAATATCTCCAATACGAAGTGACAAACACTCAGCAAGTCGTTTAGTAATCATTAACCCTCCTTGAAGGATATGACGTGTAGCAACGTTACTATTAAGAGCAGCCAACTTCTGAACACCTAACAATGCGTTAGGGTCAGGAGAAGATCCATCACGAGCCTCATTAAGACCTGTGACATCACGTATCATATTAAGGTTGTAGTTGTAGTTATTTATAAGAGCAGCCATCTTACTCTGACCGCTGTTACTGTTAAGTTCTTGGATAGGAACTCGTGCGTTGTTAAACTCACCGTCACCAGTGTAGCTTCTACCAATAACGGATCCTGTCTGGAAGTATAACTTAAGTGCATCCTCTGGGTTGTATGCTGCGCCAGTACCAAGATCTACCTCAGCGATACCATCTGCATCAATAAATACCCCATCAGGAACTACTCGTGCCATTACCTGCTGTAGCTTCAAGTGTGTAAGCTGAATCTGATCAGCAAAAGGAATCATTCGCTTAACTAACGACTGAATCTGTCCCTTGTACATACTCGGTGCAAACATCACATAGTTAGGCAATGCCTTCTCTGTAGCTGCATCAGGACGAACCATATTCTCAAGCATGTTCCACTTGATGACAGTGTTAGTACCTAACACAAGTACTCCCTCGTACCAAACTTCCTTAGTAACGTCAAGTCGTTCAAACATCTCGCTCTCTGACTCTGGGTTAAACGTCTCATCTCTACGGATTACTCGTTCGCCACCATTCTCAAGGTACTTCTTCTTATATACGAATCGTTTCTCTGTCTTGTAGTTAAAGTACAACAACGTAACTACTTCATCGTCAAAAACATCATCTTGGAAAGTTCTAATGATTGGGTAGTAGTTGTACCACGCAGATCCAGAACTCTTAATATCCTTAAGTTCTTCATCTGTAATTGATGGGTTGATCTTACGAAGTTCAGTGTAGTGAACTTGCTTAACCTCACCAACATAATATATATCTGAGAAGTCAGGCTTCTCTGTGTAACTATAAATAAGTGCAGCAGGATCAACGTACTCAACTGCAACTCCAGATCCAACATTAAACGAGTGCTTAACAGATCCTATACCTATCTCAGTAAGATCTCTGTCTACTTGTGGCTTAACTACGTCACCGTAGTCATTCATCTCTAACAAAGTATTGATCGCAACCTCTTCAGCTATCTCAATAGCTGGCTTATACTTAAGCTGCATGTACAATGAAAGCTCCTCATCATTCTCAGGGAGCTCGTCCTCTGGAACGTTAAATGCATCTATTCCGAACTGATCCTTAGTCTGCTTCAAGAAGTCCTTAGCCAACATGTCAGCCTCAACCATTTCTTGGAATAAGTTCTTCTTTTCTGCTGACGAAATATCTTGTGACTCTACCTTCAAGGCATACTCACGGTCAGCCATACCATTTACAACAATGTCAACAAACTTAGGTATAATTGGAACTGGCTTCCAGTCCAAGTTCATATAAGAAAGGTCACCATCAACAGCAAGCAGGTCCTTGTACATCTGTGTTGGCTGCATACCACGAGAGTAAAGTCTCAGTTTATGAAACTCTAAGTACTGATCGTAGTATCTACAGCTACCTGCGTTAACTCGCTTAAACCACTCACCCTCAATTGCCTTACCAACTCTAAGACCGTAGTCTTTAGTTTTTTTCTCTGCATCAGTTGCGTACTGGTTTGGGAATGGAGAGTTACTTATAATTACCGATGGTTTGCTATCCATTATTTTCTTAATTGACTAATGTTGCCACTGTTGTTGTATCTGACAAAATTAATATTTATTTTTGACTTTTCCTCTTTGACTTGAAACATGTTCTTTCTAGTAGCCATAATAGCAAGTCCTGAACTAATTGAGGCATCATGTTTTGTTCGATTGTTTATATCAAACCTTGCCCAGTCCTCTAAAGTTTTGGTAAAGTACATGTTACCCATCTCGTCTGGTTCACGGTAAGTTCCCTCCTGATCAAAGCCTACGTACTGTTCAATGTACGTGCCTATAGATGATGCGTGAGCTTGTTTAAC